ATCTTTTCCTAGATGGCCTGAATTATTATCAGAACATTTACATTTAGAGTATAAAAACTTTGGTGTCTCTGGTGCCGGTAACGACCAAATATTCCAACACGCTATAAATCAGATAATTAACAATCATGAAGATATTAAAACTGTCGCTATATTATGGTCTGGTATATTTAGATTTTGGATTTATGGTATGAATTTTAATCCAAATACTACTTATCGTAGAGGACAAGCTCGTGTTGATTCACTAGATTGGTACTATTCCATGATTGAGGGTAGTGTTTTTCACAGCATGTTAAAAGGATTTAGATATCCTACACAAGCATCAGAATATCAAATTACTGTTTTCGTACAAAATATAATTACTTTACAAAAATTATGTAAACACTATAATATAAAACTAACTCAATGGTGCGGCCCAAATCTATTAAATATTGTTTATAAAGGTGATTGGGATGGATTAGTGAAACAATACAATAAAATAACACTTAAATATGACATAGATGATACTAATATCATAGGTTGGCCTTTTGTATCAGAACTTGGGGGTAACAGTTTTTTTGATATAAATAAAGGTATGACTATATCACCGCTCGATAGTCATCCAAATGCAAAAGGACATGAATTGATAGCAAGGTATTTTTATGAAAACACAAAGTGCGAAAGCAAAAGGTAGACGACTCCAACAATGGTTTCGTGATTTACTAATAGAAAAGTTAGATATACATCCAGAGGACATAGAATCTAGAAGTATGGGTGCTGGTGGAGAAGATTTAATTATGGCAAGGGCTGCAAGAGAAAAGTTTCCATATTCTATAGAGTGTAAAAATCAAGAGTCTATAAACATATGGAAATCATATGAACAGGCTTGTGAAAACTCTAAAGACTATGAACCTATTGTAGTGTTAAAGCGTAACAAAACAAAGCCTCTAGTGTTAGTAGATGCAGAATATTTTGCAGAACTACATAAAAAAAATACTTGACATTGGTTTCATTTTATGTTAAGTTATAAATAATATAACAAACCAAGAGGTTAAAAAATGTTAAAAAAAATAATCGTAATATCGGCAGTAATGGCTGCCCTAACTACTTCTGCATATGCAGAAGGAACAATCATATCCATTGTAGATCACACAAAAACAGTAATTAAAAGATCACCTTTTAATGTAGAAGTTTGTTCAGAGGTTGATGTTCAAAGAGATAAAACACATGATACTTTACTAGGTGCTCTTATCGGTGGTGCTATTGGTCAAAATATTACCAAAGACTTACCAGATGGAGCAACTGCTGGTGCTATCATTGGTGGTATTCTTGGAAATCAAAATTCTACTGTCAATGGTACAGAGATGAGTTGTAGAACTATGACAAGATATAAAGAATCTATGGAAACTATGTATTCTCATTCTGTTATCACATTTAGATACAACGGAAGAACTTATAACACTAAGTTTAAGAAATAGTAAATTGCATGAGAAAGTTTACTAGAGGTTGGAAACCTAAAAACCAATTCCAAACAAAGCGTAATGACAAACCAAAGGAGATGAGTGGTTTGACAGTTATAGTTAGAAATAATGATGTTAATAAAGCCATCAGAGTATTGAAAAAGAAAATGCTCAATGAAGGTATCATGAAAGAAATGCGAGACAGATCAGATGGGTACAAAAAACCATCTGAAAGAAAAAGGATTGCAAAAAAGGCTGGTGCAAAAAGATGGCAAAAGAAAGTGAAAGAAATGGAAGCGAGGGGCGAATGGTAGATATACACGATAGAATGGCAAAGGTTAGAGCTGCAAAGAAACCAGCAGAAAACAAATCAATTCATGCAGAGGTTTTAAAACTGCCAGATGACCATGCTTTATCTGCAAAGAATGTAAAAGAATATATTGCATGGAATAAGGATAAACTTCCAGAGTTGAAAAGGCAAGTTAGAAACAAAGATAAAGGTGCTATTGCAAAACTTGCTGATGTAGAATCTTACATTAGAAATCTTAGAGGTTATCTAAGAGGTGGACAATACTTAGATGACTTTTATGGTAAAGAACAAGAGAGGAAAATTAAGTGGGTGACGATAGTTCCAAGGGGTTAGACGATAAAATAGTCAAAGGGCCTGATAAATGGTTTGCAGACTATGTTAAGAAGTCTAAAGCCAAAAGGGATAAAGTAAATAAGATACAACAAGATATGTTATTTATTGATGATATGACTCAGAATATCGTTATCAATTTTTTGGAAGATTTAAAACACGAGGGTTTCCAAATAGAAAGTAAAAGGATGATGGGTGACATAAGATTTTTAACAGATGTCATAAAGTGTATCATTATGGGTGAAGTAGGATATAAACATCCATTAAGAGAAGCAGTTAATAAGTACATAAAGGACTTAGAGGGAAGTAATGATAATAGTTGATATGAATCAGATTTGTTTGGCATCAGTTATGATGTCTCAACAAATGTCGAATAGTAATGATGTAGATGATAAGATGATTCGTCACATGATACTGAACTCAATACGATTGTATAGGGGTATGTTTAGTGAAGAGTTTGGTGAGATAGTTCTTACATATGATTCTAAACATTACTGGCGTAGAGATTACTTTGAACAGTATAAACATAATAGAAAAAAAGGTAGAGAAAAAGATAGTAAGGATTGGAACGCTATCTTTGAATGTCTAAATCAAATCAAATCAGAATTTAAAGAGAACCTACCATACAAAATGATTGAGGTGTATGGTGCAGAAGCAGATGATATAATTGCAACTCTTTGTAAACATTTCCAAGATGAAAAGATTATGATTGTAAGTGGTGATAAAGATTTTATACAACTACAGACATATCCAAATGTCAAACAGTATAGTCCTATCCTAAAGAAACATGTGAATGGTGAAGACCCAGAGACATATATAAAACAACACATATTAAAAGGTGATACAAGTGATGGCATACCAAATGTGTTATCGCCTGATCATACTTTTACAGAAGGATTGAGACAACGGCCTTTGACTAAAAAGAAGATTGAAACTTGGATGAATATGCATATTGATGATTTTGATGAAGAAGTCAAAAGAAACTATATTAGAAACGAAAAGTTAATTGACTTGAAAAAGATACCAGAGGTACTTGAAAAAGTTATCATGGTAGATTTTTGTGAAGCGCCTTGTGGTGATCGTTCAAAACTCTTTCCATATTTCACGGACAAGAGATTGAGAGAACTAACAGAACAAATAGGAGAGTTTTAATGGCTGATAATTATACATTACTTTATCATGAAATATTAGATAAGGTTCATAAAGCAAAATCTAAGGAACAGAAAGTATCTATCCTTAGACAATATAACACAGAGGGATTTAGAAAGATTATTAAAGCATCTTTTGATCCTAAAATAGAATGGGATATTCCAGAGGGCTCAGTTCCATATCGTGTAAACGAGGCGCCTGAAGGAACTGAACATACTAGACTTGCCACTGAGGCAAATAAGTTATGGCACTTCATCAAAGGTGCAGATAGAAATCTCAGTAAAACCAAAAGAGAAATGATGTTTATCCAAATGTTAGAGGGATTATGTCAAGGTGAAGCAGAGGTTTTAGTTACTACAAAAGATAAAAGACTACACCAAAGATATAAAGGTTTATCTCATGCAGTGGTAAAAGAGGCCTTTGATTGGGATGACAACTATATGATGATTGATGCATCATCACCTGCTGTCACTAGAGATAAACAAGGAAACCGAATCGCCGCAGATGATTCGTATCCCCAGATGCCTGGCAGTGCTTCTGGTGCCTAAAAAAACGCTGTAATTCCAATGACTTATTAGGGGGGTTGACATTGCCCAAAAACTATGGTACTGTATATACATAATGAAGATGAGAGGTAAAAATGGGTAAAGTTAAAAGTTATATAATGGATGTTCAAGAAGTCGTTTGGGAGTTCTTTGACCAAGATGGTCTTTTGGTAGACCAAAATGCTACAACTACTGATGTTATCAATGCAGTAAAGAAAGCATTTCCTAATTCAACAATGGCTGTTGAGATTGCAGAACAAGAGATTTTTGATATTCAAACTGGCGACCATTTTAGTTAATAGGAGAGATTGTTATGTATAAAGTGAAAGTTGGTGATACAGTATACGGCAAGTTCGGTACTGCAAAGATTGAAAAGATTGAGTTGTGTGAAAAAGTCGGTGACAAAGAGGGTATCGCTGTCAATGAGATTTGGAACAACTTGGTTGAAAAGTGTGTATTTGATATGGACAATGGACATTTTGAATACGGAACAGATATAGATTATATTCCATACTAAACGGAGTTTGTCAAGTGGTTGACCAAGTAAAGTTATATAATGATGATATGTTTAATGTGTTTGATAAAATCAAACCACAAAGTATTGATTTATTACTTACAGATTTTCCATATGGAACTTTGAACAAAAGAAACACATGGGATACTATTATTGATTATGATGAATTTTGGAAATATGTTGATATAATATGTAAACCAAATTCAGCTATTATATCAACTGCACAACAACCATTCACAACAAAACTTATATCTACAAACTATGAAATGTTCAGATATTGTTTAGTCTGGGAAAAATCTAAAGCAACTGGTTATCTTAATTCTAAAAAAATGCCTTTAAAAGCACATGAGGATATAGTTGTGTTTTACAAAAAATTATGTAAATATAATCCACAAATGACTAAAGGTGAACCATACGATAAAGGCACAGCAGTAAGAGATACAGAATCTTATGGTAAACAAACAAAAGCTGTCCATGTAAAAAATGAAGATGGTTTAAGGTATCCTCGTAGTGTTATCTATTTTAAAACAGCTGAATCAGAGGGTAAATTACATCCAACACAAAAACCTATATCACTTATGGAGTATCTTGTAAAAACATATAGTGATGAAAATGATGTAGTTCTTGACCCATGTATGGGTAGTGGTACAACTGGAGTTGCTTGTAAGAATACAAACAGAAAATTTATTGGTATAGAAAGAGATAAAAAATATTTTAATACTGCTAAAGAAAGATTATTTGACAGAAGAAAGCATACTGGTAAAATATATGTTAAAAATATAAATCAACCTTCTGATAGACCAGCAGTAAAGGAGTTAACAGACGCTTTAACATATTTTCCGAGT